GATGAGCAAGTTATCGAAGAAATATGACGATAAAACCATACTTTTCAGAACTGCAACGATAAAACGTGAAGCAGTTAATGAGGAAAACAGGACTGTAAGAATTTCCTTTTCCTCTGAAGATCCATACGAGCGATGGGGAGAGGTAGAAATCCTTGGTCATGGCAAGGAAGAAGTCGACATGGAATTCATGGGATCAGGGTCAGCACCATTCCTTGACGGACACGATTCAAGAAAGCAGATTGGAGTAATAGAAAAAGCCTGGATAGGTGACGACAAAAAAGGACGTGCTGATGTAAGGTTCAGCAAGAACACGGCAGCAGACGAAGTATTCAACGATATTGTAGACGGGATAAGAAAGAATATCTCTGTAGGATATGAAGTAGACTCTTATGTTTTAGAAAGCGAGCTTGAAGGCGTGAGAACCTATCGAGCGGTTAAATGGACTCCGCTAGAGGCGAGCAGTGTATCAATACCAGCTGACAGAACAGTGGGAGTAGGTAGAAGCAAAACAGAAAAAACTAAAATAGAGGTCGTAACTATGACACCTGAAGAGATTGCCGCACAAAAAGCGGAGGACGAAAGAAAGCTCGCCGTTATCCAAAAAGAAACGCGAGACAAGGAACTTCATCGAATCCAAGAGATTACCGCAATAGGTAATCATAAATCCGGTGATTTTAAAGCCGATGCAAACGAAGCCATTGCAAACGGAATGTCAGTAGATAAGTTCAGGGCATTGGTAATGGATAAAATCAACGCAGCAGCAAGCAAGAGAAGCGTTGTTGACCCAGATCCCAAGATAGGGATGGGGCCAAATGATATAAAGAGATATTCTTTCTTGAATCTCATTCGTGCCATGGCTACTGGAAACTGGAAAGGCGCAGAGTTTGAGCGTGAATGTTCTGAAGCATTTGAAAAAAGAACAGGTCGAATGGCAAAAGGTTTCTTTGTCCCATCCGATATGTTTACAGCAGGTGCAATCCTGAACGAACGCCACGCAAAAATACTTGCGCAACGTGATCTTAATACCGGCACAGGCTCAGAAGGTGGGTATTTGGTAGCCGAAGAACTCCTTTCCAGCTCCTTTATTGATCTGCTAAGAAACAGGGCGCTTGTGATGGCTGCGGGGGCAAGAACCTTAACAGACCTTCAGGGTGATATCGATATTCCAAAGCAGACTGGAGGCGCAACTTCTTATTGGTTGGGTGCAGAGGGTGACGATGTCACGGAAAGCCAACAGGCTCTTGGCCAGGTCAGGTTATCTCCAAATACAGTTGGACTTTTAACCGACATGACCAGACGTTTTATGCTACAGTCTTCAATCTCTGCTGAAGCATTTGTTAGAGATGACTTTATTAATGCGGCAGCACTCGCAATCGATGCAGCGGCAATAAACGGGTCGGGTGCAGCTGGTGAGCCTCTTGGGATACTCAATACAACCGGAATTGGTTCTGTCACTCTTAACGCCACCAACGCGCCAGATTGGGGTGATATTGTAGACCTTGAGACCGCTGTTCTGATAGATAACGCTCTCATGGGCTCACTGTCTTACATGACCAATGCTACCATCTCGGGAGCCATGAAACAAACCGCCAAGGACTCAGGTTCGGGGTTGTTCTTGATGGCTGGCACAGAGTCAAACGGTTATCAAGTTGGAATCACTCAACAGGTGCCAGCAAAGCACATCATTTTTGGTAACTGGAATGATTTGATCATAGCTTTTTGGTCTGGTCTTGACATTACTGTTGACACCAGCACATTGAGTGCAAGTGGTGGGACTCGGATTGTGGCTTTCCAGGATTTGGATTTGAAAGTCCGACACGCTGAGTCATTTGCAGACGGTTATAAAGTTTGATTAATTCCCCTCTTGATTGAGGGGATACAATAAAAAAAAGAGGCAAGATATGAAAGCTAAAGATTTTTATAATGAAATGATAGCGGCGTACAACGTTGGTGCAGCAATACCAAGCGTTGACGCTAACGGCGCGGCGGTCGACCTTAAAGACTATAGGGGTGGTTGTTTGTTTGTTGCAACTGTCCAAGACTCACTTGACACACTTTCTGGGTCTGTTTATATCGAACTGGAAATTGAAGAATCAGATGACGATTCAACGTATACCGATGTGGCAGACGCTGACCTTTCCAACTTTGTAGCAGGAACCAATGACGGTACTTTTGCTAAGATAATTGCATCAACAATGGTTTCCAATATCTACAAGTGCCAATATAAAGGCAGTAGTAGATATGTAAGGGCTGTTATCAATGTAACAGGCACCCACACAAACGGTACGCCTTTGCAGATAAGCTCCCTGAAGCTTGGCCCAATGATAGCTCCAGCGGCATAATCTTAACGGCGGGGAAACCCGCCATGAGGTGAAGTATGAAGAAGGTTACACTCACTAAAGAGTGCAAATATAGGCCAAACGGCTCTAAAAGCAAGGTTCTTGGAAGGCCCGGATTACATGTTTTGGTATCTGCTAAAGATGCTGAAGACATGGTGAAGGGTAATGTTGCTGAAATCTTCGCTGAACCAGCGCTTAGAGTTGCACCAAGAAACCGTAAAAAGACTGTAAAAAAGACTAAATAATGCCATTTACCGAAGACTTCACATTATTCATTGATACAGACGACTTTGCTACAGCAATTACTGTTGATGGTGATCCGGTCGATGCAATATTTGAATCAACTTGGGTTGAGGTAACAATAGGGAACACTCCATATTCAGGGGAATACCCTACATTAATGGGTGATGAAAGCGATTTTACAGGGCATATCGGTGATACTGTTGTTGTTAATACCGTTAGTTATACGATAATTGACATCAGACCTGATGGTGTGGGAATGGCACTTGTAATACTCATGGAGCAATAATGACACACGTAAGGGAACAAATTAGAACCAGAGCGGTAAGTGTTTTAACAGGTCTTGCCACTACCGGTGCAAACGTTTTCCCTTCTCGCGTACATCCATTCCATAAAGATGGCACCGAACTTCCTGGACTGGCAGTTTATACAATGTCAGAAGAGATTGAAAACGAGGAAGGCGACGCGCTTTCTCATATTCAAAACAGAAGTGTTCTTTTAACCGTTGAGGGTTATGTATCAACACAAGATCCTGAAGCACTTGAAAAACTGCTTGACGATATAGCAGAAGAAGTTGAAACAGCAATATTTGCAGATCAATTTTTTACTGGACTAGCAATCGGGACTGATTTAATGGGAACCGAAAGTGGATTGAGTGAAGAAGCAGAGAAGCCAGTAGGAGTAATAATATTAATTTTCCGTGTAATCTACCTCACAAACGAAGGTGAACCCGGAACAGCACAATAGGAGACTGCCATGACAAATAAAATAGCAGTTCGGAGGAATCTAAAAGTATTTTTTGTGGCAGAAACGACCATCGGGACTCTTGTTCCACCTACCACAAATGACGCACTTTACGCAGCCGGTTTTCCTTCGATCAATCAAACACCAAGTTTCACAAACAGTCTTGAAATCCAGAATACCAGGGATGTAATGGATAGATTTCAAGATAGGATTTCACCAGGCAACTACACGCTACCTGTCTATATCAGGCCAAGCGGGACAGCTGGCACCGCACCAATGGAAGACGCTTTGCTCTTGGCTTTATTTGGCACTAAGACAATTGTAGGGGCAACTTCTGTTACTTATTCCCAGGCGATTAAAAAACCATCAGGCTCATTATGGATACAATACGATCATACTGTATTATTCGGTCGAGGTGTTACTGTATCGCAAGCGACAAGCAGCGCTGCAAATAATGGCGCTAAGATGGTTGAATTCAGCGGTCAATTCATGCAAATGGGCGTTGTAGGTACTCAAGATTTAGCAGCTGCAATCACAGCAACAGACACAACCTTCGAGGTTGACGATGCAAGCTGTTATAATGTTGGTGGACTTGTCGAGTTTTACGATGTTTCAGCCGATACGGTTGATGACAACACCAGCGCTGGATATACGATAACAGCGGTAAACTTGACTACAAATGTTATTACAACCTCTGCAATTGGTTCAAGTTTTGACATAGACGATATCTGCAGACCATGGCTACCGGCAGCAACAGAGGTTGGAAGTCCAATCGAAAACAGAAAAACTATTGTTTCGATTAACTCAGTGAATAAAAACGTAACCAAATTTGATATAACCCTGAATGATCCATGTGTTTATCAAGAAAACGAGATAACCATAAGTGATTATGTGGAGGCATATGTTGAAGATGAGCGCAATATTTCAGGTTCAATCGGCGTTAAATGGCGCAGAAATGACACGGCATTTTTTACCGATAATGTTGTTGGGGCGGAAATACCTCTATCTTTAGTTGTCGGGACTGTAGCCGGTTCAATTTTTACTGAAAACTATCCAAAATGTTCAATTGATGTACCCACCACCAGTGATGATAGCCCGACTGTTATTTTAGATATGGGCTTCGTAGCTTTAGGCAATACAACAGGTGAAGATTCTGCAACCTGGGTTTTCACTTAATTTCCCCTAATCCCCGAAACCACCATCCGTTGGTCGGTAGGTGGTGGAGGGGATTTTTACCGACCGAGGATTAAAAAATGGCAAAGAAAAAAACTGGACTTACAACACCAGTCATCAGGACAAGAAAAGGAAAGCTGAGGATTCCAATATTTGGAGGAGTAGCAACTTCTCAACAAATAGATAAAAAAACATCTGAAACCATCAGAAATAAACACAAAACCATTCACGATGACGGGTCTGTAACATTCGACAATGATCTAATAGGGTATGACATGTTTAGGGAAAGCCTCATTAACATAGAAGGTTATATCGATGAGGAAGGGACTGAACTCAAGCTAGACGATGAGTTTAAAGAAAACATTATTAACTACAACCCTGAATTTTTCAGCGACTACATTACCGCAACAAGACTAGGCTTTCTAAAGCGTGAGGATGTTATAACAAAAAACTAATATCCTGGGGTGGGTGGTGGCTCACCCCAGGTGAAAGAATAACATGTAAGGATTGTCATGAAGAAT